TGCTAGTCTTCCTCAATCTGGATCAAATTCTACATTTGGATCAAGTGTTCCTATATCTTCAACAGGTGGAGGTGGAATGTTAAACTCAGGTGGTGCTACTGTTCCTGGAGGATCAGGAGCAGGAACTTGGGTAAACACACCTGGTGGAGGTTCAGGTGTAGGTGGATCTGGAAACGCAGGAGGATACTCACCTCCAGAAGGAAATCCTGGTGGACCTGCAAGTTCATACTCTGGAGGCGGAGGTGGAGGATCTTCAGGATCAGGATCAGTAGGAGGATCTTGGCCAGGAACAGGTGGACCTGGTGGGGCAGGAACTAATACAGCACCTTATTTTGGAGCAGCACCACAACCCTACTATCCAGCAAAAAGCCCTGGACCAACTAATGCTTACTTTGCGGGAGGCGGAGGAGGTGCCTCAACAGCAGCCTCTGGTGGAACTGGTGGAACTGGTGGAGGTGGATCAGGAGTAAATGGACCTGGTGGATTAATTGCTCCATCTGGAGACACAAACTCAGGCTCTGGTGGTGGAGGACATTTTGGAACTTCTACAAGTGGTGGAGCTGGTGGATCTGGATATGTGTTAGTAAAAGAACCTGCTATTTCACAACCTGCAGTTTTTAGTGCTCCTGGAGTTTGGAACATACAAGAAGTATATGGTTATAGAAAAACAGGAGATTGGAAAGGTGATTAATTATGGCTCATTTTGCAGAAATTAATTCTGATAATAATAAAGTATTAAGAGTTATTGTTATAGGTGAACAACAAGCTATTGATCATGGAGGAGAAAATTCTATTGAACTAGAGCAATGGGTAAAAGATAATCATCCAAAAGATCCATTTATAGATTATTCTAATATTTCAGACACTTATTGGAAAAGAACTTCCTATAATACACGGGAAAATAAACACTTAAATGGAGGAACTCCATTTAGAGGAAACTATGCAGGTGTTGGTTTTACCTATGATCCAATTAATGATATTTTTTATTCACCACAACCCTATAATTCATGGACGTTAAATTTAACAACAGCTTCTTACGAAGCTCCAGTAGCATATCCATCAATTATAACATACGGTGACGGTGCTTATTATAGAATTACATGGGACGAAGATAATTTAAGATGGCTTGGTTATGATAATTCAGATCCTTCAAATGAATTCGCATGGGATCCTGATTTATCAAGTTGGATTGCAACAGGTAATTAATATTTTTTTTTCTATCTATTGACTTACTTTTATTAAAAAGTATTTTTATACCATAAGAAATTTATGAATTTAAAAAATAACTTTTGGTACTTTACTTCTGCTTTAACTCCTAGATTTTGTGATGAAGTTATTAAATATGGTAATCAACAAAAAGAACTTTTAGCTTTAACTGGAACTCAACAAAAAATTAAAGAAAAAATAAAACATATTAAAAGAACACCAGAGAATCAACATTTATCTGATGAAGAATTAGCTATACAAAATAATATTAAAATAAATGCAGATTTAAATAAAGAAGAACTTTTAGATTTAAAAAGAAAAAGAGATTCTAATATAGTGTGGTTATCGGAACGATGGATCTATAAAGAAATACATCCATATATACATACAGCAAATAAAAACGCAGGGTGGAACTTTGAATGGGATTTTTCAGAGGCATGTCAATTTACAAAATATAAACTTAATCAACATTATGATTGGCATTGTGATAGTTACGAAGAACCTTACGATAATTCAAAAGATTTAAATCTTTATGGTAAAATAAGAAAGTTATCTGTAACATGTTCATTGTCTAATCAAAAAGACTATAAAGGTGGGGAATTGGAATTTAGTTTTAGAAATAATTTTGATAATGCTAACGCTACAGCAGAATGTACACAAATATTACCAAGAGGAAGTATAGTTGTTTTTCCAAGTTTTGTTTGGCATAGGGTAAAACCAGTTACGGAAGGAACTAGATACTCATTAGTAATATGGAATTTAGGGAGACCATTTAAATAATGAAGATAAATATATTTAATTTTAAAAGTGAACCTAAACGAACTTTTTTTGCACCTGAGTGGAGTTATTTTATATTTGAATCTTTTTTAGAAAATATAGACTTTGAAAATTTAACTAATTTTATTTTAAGTAAAAAAGAATATATTTTAGATCTACCTTTATCAAGAACATCTGGAAATATTGATGGATATACCAACCTTGGAAAAAATAGCACTACGGCAAGGTATTCAAACTATAATGTACTAACATGGGATAATAAACAAATAAAAAAAATAAAACAACAAATAATTAATTTTCATAACGAGATATTGAATATAATGAAACAACCTTTAGTAAAAAATCTTTATGCTCAATGTTGGGTAAACATAATGTCAAAAGGTCAACAAGTTAGTCCTCATATGCATTTAACAACTCCAGATACATATTTAGGAGGACATATTTCTGTTAAATGTAGAGATACTTCTACAAACTATATAAATCCCATAAATCAAATTAATGACCCTGAAGTATATTATTCAAATAATGAAGTTGGTAAAATAACTTTATTTCAAAACAATATACCTCATTATACAAGTGTTCATAATTCTGAAGAAGAGAGAATAACAATAGCTTTTGATTTAAGTTTAAAAAAAGTAAAAGACAATTATGTAAAATTAATATAAACGAGGAAAAAATGAACTTTAAACAAAATGGATTTACAATAATAAAGGAAGCAATTGACCCTAAAATTGCAAATTTTGTTTATAAATATTTTTTACTAAAAAGACAAGTTGCAAGAACTTTGTTTGATTCAAAATACATTTCACCTTTTACAACATATTGGGGTGTATGGAATGATACACAAGTTCCTGAAACTTATTCTCATTATGGAGACGTTGCAATGGAAACTTTACTTACAGAAGTAAAACCTGTTATGAAAAAAATTACAGAGCTAAAACTTATTGAAACTTATGCTTATGCTAGAATTTATAAAAAAGGAGATATCCTACATCGACATAAAGATAGATTTAGTTGCGAAATATCTACTACGATGAATCTTGGAGGAGACGAGTGGCCTATTTATATTGCAGCAAATGAATCTGATGGTTTTGAAAAAAATGGTAAATATATTCCTTCTACAAGTAAAGGTATAGAAGTTAAATTAAACCCTGGTGATATGCTAGTTTATAAAGGAGATAAGTTAGAACATTGGAGAGAAGAGTTTAAAGGGGATAACTGTGCTCAAGTTTTTTTACACTATAATAATAAAGCCACTGAAGGATCAAATAAAAATAAGTTTGATAATAGACCACATTTAGGACTTCCTTCTGATTTTAAAGCATGATATAACTATTTAGTTATGCTGCAGAAACTTAATTTTAAACCAGGTTTTAATAAACAAATCACAGACTCAGGAGGTGAATCTCAATGGGTTGATGGTGATTTTGTTAGATTTAGATATGGATTACCAGAAAAAATAGGTGGTTGGTCGCAATTAACAGATTCTAATCATACATTACCAGGAGTGGCAAGGGCACAACATACTTTTACAAGTATAGCTGGTGAAAAATATGTAGCAATTGGAACATCTCAAGGTTTATTTTTATACTATGGAGATCAAAATAGTTTTTTTGATATTACTCCATTAGATACAGCCATTACTGGAGCTGACTTTGATGCAACAACAGGTTCTGCAACAGTCACCGTAAATAAAACTTCTCATGGTTTACAGAATGGAAGATATGTAACTTTTTCATCTGTAACAGTTCCAACTGGGTCAGGATATTCAACTTCTGATTTTGAAGATAATACTTTTGAAGTTTTAAATATAACTTCTAATACATTTGAAATTACAATGCCTTCTAATTCAGCGGGTACAACTTCTGGAACTGGATCAGCTGAAATTAATCCGTATGTAATTGTAGGACCGACTTTTCAAACTCCAGGTTTTGGTTGGGGTACAGACACATGGGGTTCAAGCACGTGGGGTACTGCAAGTGCAACTAGTAACGTGATTCTAGATCCAGGCCTCTGGTCACTAGATAACTTTGGACAAATATTGATTGCAACTATTCGCAATGGAAAAACATTTACTTGGGACGCAGGAGCAGTCTCACCAAGATCAAACAGAGCAACAATTATGACTGGTGCACCCACTGCATCAGTATTAACACAAGTATCTGATAGAGATAGACATGTCTTTCATTTTGGAACTGAAACAACGATTGGTGATACATCGACTCAGGATCCAATGTTTATTCGATTTTCAAATCAAGAAGATTTCAACACCTATGCTCCAACTGCAACTAATACTGCAGGAACATTTAGATTAGATAAAGGTAATGAAATTGTTGGAGCTGTGTCTGGTAAAGATTATACACTAGTATTAACAGATTCATCTGCATATGTAATTCAATTTGTTGGTCCACCATTTACATTTAGTGTTAGACAAGTTGGTACCAATTGTGGTTTAATTGGACAAAATGCATTAAGTTATTCTAATGGTATTGTCTTTTGGATGTCAGGTGAAGGTGGATTTTTTATGTTTGATGGTACAGTTAAAATGTTACCATGTTTAGTAGAAGACTTTGTATTTACAACTACAGGGGATAATTTGGGTATAAATTATACTTCCAGTCAACTTGTATATGCAGAACACAATAGTTTATATAATGAAATAAATTGGTTTTATCCTGCTTCAGGTTCAGAACAAATTAATAGATGTGTAACCTATAACTATGGAGAAAACTGTTGGACAACTTCATCTCTTGCTAGAAGTTCATATGTTGATCAAGGAGTTTTTGATTTACCATACGCAACAGATTATAATAAAACAGCCACACCTAATTTTCCAATACAAGGTATAACAGCTAAATATGGTGCATCGACTTACTATGCTCATGAAACCGGAACCGATCAAGTCAATAGTTCTGGTACAACTTCTATTGATGCCTATATTCAATCTGGAGATTTTGACATATCTGCAAGAAGAAGTGCTTTAGGAGGCACAACCGGTCTTGCTGATCTTAGAGGTGATGGTGAGTTTATTATGTCTATGAGTAGATTTATACCTGATTTTAAAGTACTTACAGGTAATTCAAAAGTAACATTATTATTAAATAATTATCCAAGTAACACAGCATCAAGCTCACCACTTGGACCCTTTACAATAACATCATCTACTGATAAAGTAGACACTCGAGCAAGAGGCAGGCTTCTTGCAATCAAAATTGAAAATGACGCTGTAGGTGAAACTTGGCGTTATGGAACACTAAGAGTAGATATAAAACCGGATGGTAGAAGATAATGAGTATTTTAGATATATTTAATAGAAATTATCAATCTTATACGGATCAAGTTTATGGTCCTGAAGGTTATTATACTAATTCTCCAAGTAGAATGGATTATAACATAGATGCAAATAAAGCAGCAACAGAATTAATAAGTAATACGCTTCAACAAGGTTTAGGATCATTTGGAACTCCTGCAGCCGCAATGGCAGAACTTGCAGCACCTGCGATTGCTTTTGGTGCAAGTCCATTTCATGATATTGCACAAGCAGCACAAAGAGCAAGAGAAAATTATGACATGCCAACTGGTTATGGTAGAATATATGACTATATGGAAACTCCTGTTGGTCCTACTATGAGTGAATTTGCAAAAGCAGTTGCTGCAGAACAAATACCTTCAACAATGATTCAAAGAGCAATGGGAGCTGCAGTTCCTTTAAGTAATAGAATACAAACAGGTTTAGATTTAATAGGTAATTTTGGTTATAGTCCAACGAAAACAAATAACTTTGGTGTGACTTCAGATTTTGGATACCCTTCAGTTAGTGAAACAATGGTTGATGAAGACGAAGAAGATCAATTACCATATTCAGGTGTTGGAGATATGAGATATCAAACTCCTAGAACCATAGCAGATCAAAATAGAGTTTTAGGTCAAACATTTACGCCACAAAAAACAGGAGGTATTTTAGATCTTTTGGGAAAATATACTTCGTTAGGTAATTTAATTAGGGGCCCAGGTAAAATAATTTTTGACCATGTACGAGCTATAAATCAAAGACTTAGAAACACAAATTTTGGTAGATCAAAAACTTTAGCAGAATATTTTGATAGAAGAGCAAGAGCTAAGAATGCAGCTAGAATGGCAGAAAAATATCAAGAATTTAGTCAAAGAGATTCGGGAGATAGAGGAAAAGGAATGGAATCTTCTTCTGCAGTGGGAGGAGTATATGGAGGGGGTCCTGGTGGATTACACAGCGGTGAATAATGGCTAAAATAACTTCATACATACCAGAACCAAAACAAGAATATGATGTCGAAAATCAAAGACAGATTTTAGAATCTTTATCTACATTAAAAGACCAACTTAATTTTTCATTTCAAGATGATTTAAGAAAAGAATTAGAAAGATTTACTTGGTATAACGCGAGGTACTAATGTCTGCATGTAATAATGTAAACGTTGAACCAACTGTAATTGGTGGTGGCGATGGATCCACGGCCTATGATGCATTTGGAAGATTAAGAGTATCTAATCCATTTACTATTTTTGATAGTTCAAATGTAATGTCAAAGAACAATCTCTTTGATGAAGACTTAACGGGATCAGGAACAGTTACTTATACCGCAAATAAATCTACAGTTAATTTAAATGTAACTACAGCTAGTGGTGATAAAGTTATTAGACAATCAAAAAGAGTGATGAGTTATCAACCAGGTAAATCATTATTTATATTTAATACATTTGTAATGAATGCACAAGAATCTGGGTTAGAACAACGTGTTGGAAGTTTTGATGCAAACAATGGAATCTTTTTTGAAGACACTGGAACAGGTTATCAAATTGTAAGAAGAAGTTATACATCAGGTTCAAGTGTTGATGATCCAATT